TTGATCTTGTACAGAATGGTGCAAGTATTCAAATTTCACAAGACTACAGTTCAATGGTGAACTTTGCACGATGCAAATGTCTTGGAGCAAATGTTCTCAGAGGACCCAAGCAGATTCCTTGGGATGGTAAACTACAATATGATTATCAACTCTGGATTGACAGTGATATTGTCTTCGATACTGAGAAGTTCTATCGTCTTGTAGCAATGGACAAAGAGATTGCTGCTGGATGGTACTGCACTGAAGATGGTCACACCACATCGGTTGCCCATTGGTTACAGGAAGATGATTTCAGAAGCAATGGTGGTGTAATGAACCACGAGACACTGGAGACCATTCAGAAACGTCGTAAACCATTTACAGTGGATTACACAGGTTTCGGATGGGTTTTGATTAAGAAAGGTGTATTTGAGAATCTTGAGTATCCTTGGTTTGCTCCGAAGATGCAGGTCTTTGAATCTGGTGAAGTTCAAGATATGTGTGGAGAGGATGTTTCATTCTGTCTTGATGCAAAAGAGGCAGGATATGAGATTTGGTGTGACCCTTTGATTCGAGTTGGTCACGAAAAGACACGAATCATCTGATAAGTGTCTAGAAGGTATTTCTTGACCTTCTTTGAAACGTTATGATAGAATGTCTCTATAAGGTTTGTATCGTCTTATAGAGGCATTTTTATTGGCTTGAGAGACTTTATAAAAACCCCCTTATAAAAACCGTTAGATGGAGAACTAAAATGGCACAAAAGAGTCGGAAGGATATGAAGATTGAGAGTATTCCGAAGAATACTCGACAAGGTGAAGGTAGAAATACTAAATATGCTGCTACGAGTCGCAATGGGGCACGTAAGAAGTACCGAGGTCAAGGACGGTAAATATGGCTTATTTAAACCATAGTCTTCCAGATTGGTCCTGTTATATTCGTAATGAATTTCTTTTTAATCACAAGAAAGGTCACGGTGAAGTAACTAAATGTGATGTTCATTGTGTTGCTAGTATTGAAAAAAGAGTTCCTTTATTTGAGGCATTCCTTGAGAATGGCGTGAATTGGACTCGTAGACCTCTTCACGCATTTTGTTGGAAACCAGATGCAGAAATAGAACCTTTAGAGGATCTTATGTACTGGGACTGCTTTTCACCGTATGTTGATGTTCAAAAACGTGCCCGTCTTGCTGGATTGCAAGCAGAATTGATTCGTCCTGATGGAAAAAAAGTGATTGGGAGCTATATGTTTACCCTTGATTGGTCATGGGAAAATAAAGGAGTCACTGATCTTAATTTTTCAGAGACTCCTGAACATAAATGTGCTCATTTATTCAAGGTGGAAACTGGAAATTACTATGCATATCCAAACAATCGCATTATTTGGTATGATAATGCCTGGACTTTCAATAGAATTGACAAAAATCCAGGATATGAAATTGATTTGACAGTATATTCGGTTGAAAATAAAAGAAAAATCGAAACATCTGATCATTACATGTACGAAATTACAAATTTAAATCAAAATAAATAAATTTTTACTAAAGATATTGAGTTGAAACAGTTTTCGATGGGCAATCACCTTCTTTTGGAGGTTTATGATATAGAACACAATCTTCTGAATGATGGTATTTCTCTTCAGGGGGTGATGGAACGTGGAATTGAACGTGCTGGAATGACTATTTTAAATATTTTTCAGCACTGTTTCTATCCTCAAGGAGTTACGATTGTAATTGCTCTTTCGGAAAGTCATGTTTCGTGTCATACATGGCCGGAAAGAGGTTGTATTGCCATAGATGTATATACTTGTGGTGAAGGAAATCCAAAATTAGTTGCACTAGAATTGTTGAAGTATTTTAATTCGGATAATTATAAACTTCGTCAGTTGGATCGTTAAATAATAATAGAGATAGCAACCTCTTTAAAAGTTCCGGTTTTACTAAAAACAGGAGTTGCAAATGTCTTTTTATCAAATTGATAGAAATAAAGATTATATGAGAGAAATGTGGGGAACTACAAGTCTCATTACTGATTACAATCAACAAAAAAATACAAAAAAAGTACTTCAGGAGATTATGCACGATCATGCACCAAAGCATGATTTTAAAAAACAAACTGAATTACACGAAAAGATCAGAAATGATGAAGATTATGATGATTGGAATTATGGTACAGAACCAGTCTATGGGAAAATTGTCTGAAAAGTCTTATAGATATATAAAAGACAATTAATCTTAGATGCCAATTAGCATTTCAAGATCTTTTAAAGACATTAGTTTGTCTTTTTCACGTCATCCTGTTACAAATGATATTTTAATTTTAAAAAATGAGGATGCAATTAAAAGATCTGTTCTCAATTTAGTTCAAACTCAAATTAGTGAGAGGTTCTTCAATAACTTATTGGGAACCTCTGTGAATTCTTCTTTGTTTGAACTTGCAACACAAGAAATAGAGATTATTTTAAAAAGAGAAATTGAAACTGTATTAAATAATTTTGAACCAAGAATTAGATTAAATAATATAGAGGTAGAAGTAATTGATGATTATAATGAATTGACCGTTAAAATTGTATATGACATTGTTGGACTACCATTACCACTACAGAATATAGAGTTTATTTTACAACCAACTAGAATATAATGTCCTTCAATAACTTTACAAACTTAGATTTTAATGATTTAAGAACTCAAATTAAGAGTTATTTGAGAGCAAATGCAAATTTTACAGATTTTGATTTTGAAGGATCTAATTTTTCTGTTTTAATTGATATTTTAGCATATAATTCTTACATTACTGCATTTAACACCAATATGGTGGTGAATGAATCCTTTATTGATAGTGCAACTCTTCGGGAGAATGTTGTTTCTCTTGCACGTAATATCGGATATGTACCAAGATCAAAAAGTGCATCAAAGGGAAAAATAAGTTTTTCCGTAAGCACACCTAGAGATTCTAGTGGTAATTTAATTTCAAAAACAGTTACTTTAAAGGCAGGAGTAGTTGCCTTAGGTGCTGTGGAGGGGGGAAATTATATTTTTTCAATTCCAGAAGATAAAACAGTTGTTGTTGGAAATGATGGATTTGCAAATTTCACAGATGTTGAAATTTATGAAGGAACATTTTTAACTAAATCATTTACAATTGACGATTCGCAACCAAATCAAAGATTTTTAATTCCAAATGCAAGTGTGGATACATCCACACTTCGTGTGAAAGTTACAAATGTTATAAATGAAAAATATGAGTTATATAATAATATTTTTAAAGTAGACAAAACTTCAAAATTATTTTTAATACAAGAAGTTAGTGATGAGAAATATGAAATTGTATTTGGTGATAATATTTTAGGAAAAAGACCAATTAGTGGAAGTACCGTTCTTGTTTCCTATATTGTAACAAATGGAAAGGAAGGTGATGGTTGCTTTAACTTTACATTTTCAGGAATTTTAGTTGATAATAATCAAACAGCAATCACAAGTGGAATTTCTTTAATTACCACAACTCAAGTATCAGAAAATGGTGACGATATTGAGTCTATTGATTCAATTAAATATCTTGGACCAAGAGTCTATGCCTCCCAGTATCGTGCAGTTACTGCAAATGACTATAAAGGATTAATCCCATCTATTTTTCCAAATGTAGATACTGTTACTGCTTATGGTGGAGAAGAACTAGACCCACCAGAATATGGAAAAGTTTACATTTCAATAAAACCAAGAAATGGTAAATTTTTATCTCAAATCTCAAAAAATGAGATTAAAAAGCAACTAAAGCAATATTCAATTGCAGGAATACAACCAGAGATTATTGATTTGAAATATTTGTATGTTGAATTGGAATCCTCTGTATATTATGACAAAAGTTCAACTTCAAGTGTTACTGATTTACAATCTAGAGTTATTAATTCATTAAAGAGTTATGCAAAATCAACAGAATTGAACAGTTTTGGTGGAAGATTTAAGTATAGTAAAGTTTCAACGTTAATTGATAGCACAAGCACTGCAGTCACTTCAAATATCACAAAAGTAAAAATAAGAAGAGATTTACAACCAGCACTCAATACTCTTGCAAATTATGAACTTTGTTTTGGAAATCAATTTCATATTCAAAAGTTAATTGATGGGAAAGGATATAACATAAAATCTACAGGATTTACTGTCAAAAATATAGCAGATAAATTATATTTAAGTGATACACCAAGGACAGATGAAGTTGGAACTATCTTTTTCTTTAGACTTGTGAATGGAGTTCCATTCATTGTAGTAAATAATGCAGGAGAAGTTAATTACAAAAAAGGAGAAATATTATTAAATCCAGTGATTATAACTTCTTCGGATAATTCTTCGGGAATACAAATTCAAGCAATTCCGGAATCAAATGATATCATTTCTTTGAAAGATATATACTTAGAGATGGATACTACTACACTTAAAGTAACTATGCTAGAGGATGTGATAACTTCTGGAGAAAATACCTCTGCAACAGAATATCCAGTCACATCTAGTTACAACAACGGAAATTATATAAGATAAAATGTCAGAAGTTAAAAGAGTAAAAATCCAATCTTTTATTGAATCACAAATTCCAGAATTTTTAAATTCTGAATCTCCTCTGTTCAAAGAATTTTTAGAGCAATATTATATTTCACAGGAACATCAGACTGGTGTTACTGATTTAACAGTTAATTTACAAAATTATAAAAGCATTGATAATTTTAATAACGAAACATTTTACAGCACAGTTGGAATTTGTACTCTCACTTCTGATGTTGTGTCTTTTGATGATACGATTCTCGTCAATCATACAATTGGATTTCCCCAAAAATATGGTTTATTGAAAATTGATAATGAAATTATTACATACACGGGAATTACAACAAATTCTTTTACTGGTTGTATTCGTGGTTTTTGTGGATTAGATAAAGATAATACAAATGATTTATTTAAATTTTCTTCAACAGATACTTCAGACCATACAAAAAATTCACAGGTAATTAATTTAAATATTTTATTTTTTCAGGAATTATTTAAAAAATTCAAAACACAATTTTTACCTGGATTTGAAGATAGACAATTTGCAACTGGAATTAATTTACAAACAATATTATCAAGAGCAAAGGATTTTTATACTACAAAAGGAACTGATACTTCATTTAAAATTCTTTTTAGTGTTCTTTTTAATGAGTCAATATCTGTCATTAAACCACAAGACTATTTAATTTCTCCATCATCAAATGATTATTTGATAACTAAAAATATTTTAGTTGAACAAATAATTAGAGATTCCACATTTAAAGTTTCGGATTCTACTTTAAGAAAAGAATTAAAAGGAAAAACAATATTTCAATCAACTTTAGATAATAAAACAGCAAGTGCATCAATTTATAATGTTGAATATAGACCAATAAATTCTGGAGATTTTATATACAATTCGGTTGGATTTGACGAAACTGCACAAAAAAATTATATCACCAAGGATTTTTATGAAATTTCTTTAGATCGTACATCATTTATATTAAACTTTGAATCTACTAAGAAAACAAAAGTTTTAGAAAATACATTCAAAAATTCAACTTCTATTTTAGTTGATTCTACAATTGGATTTAAAAAATCTGGAACTTTATTGATTAAACCAAAAAATCTTTCAAATCCAATTGTTTTAACATACACCGATAAAACAATTAATGAATTTTTAAACGTAAGTGGTCTAACAATTGATTTAGATTATGGTGCAGAAATAATTGAAGAAAATTTCTTATACACATATTTGGATGACGGATCAAAAATTGAATTCAGATTGATTAACATTATTAATGATATTGATTATAAAGAAACATCAAATTTAAGAGTAAATGATAAAATACAACTATCTTCATTTGGTATTGATTTAAATGACCGAATTGAATTCAATCAATGGATTTATAATGTACCAACAACGCATCTCATAAAATCAGTAGATACAGGTAAAATATATTTGTATGAAAACATTAATTTATCTATTGGAGACCAAGTAGTATTATCTAATCCAGATTTAGTAGATGTACAAAATGTTACAGTAAGTATTGAAGAATTTGGTTTTAATGAATTTGGACCTTTTATATCAATAAAAGGTCCAAATACAAGCACATTCAAAAAAACACATTTAACAAAAATCATTAATAAAGTTTCTAGTGATCAAAATTATTTTCCAAATGTTTCTATTTTTCCATCTTTAATTCAGAATACCTACATTGATTATAATAGTGAAAATTTTTATGTTGCTTCTTCTGGACTCCCCAATTATGAAATTTATGCAACCGATAGAAAAACATTTGTTTCTGCAAATGTAAGTACGGGTTCAACTACAATTTTAAATTGTTCTAATCACAATTTATTTACTGGTGAAAAAATATATTATATTCAAAAATCTGGAAATGTTGGAATTAGAACTTCTGCATATTTTGTAACAAAAGTAAATGACAATCAAGTAAAATTGTCATATAGTAATTCTGATTTATTCTCAAAAACTTATGTCCCAATAAAAAATAATGTTGATGGTGATTATTTTGTTAAATTTGATTTTCAAAATAAATCATTAGGTAATCAAAAATTATTTAAAAAATTTAATTTAGTTAAAAAATTAAATAAATTTTTTACAG